GCGAAGGCTTCTTGAGTCTTAACGATGTTCATGCGATGGAAGATATGGCTCCGATCCCTGATGGTGACAACTATCGCGTGCCATTACAAAACATTGATGCAAGTGATGCAAAAGATGTTGGTGTCAAACTGCGAGCTGAAATCGTCACACAACTTGTTCAAGTTGGATACGACCCTGAAGCGGTATTGGCTGCGATTGGAATGGAACCTATGGCACACACAGGAGTTCCTTCAAGTCAGTTGCAACCGATTGCTCAAATTGACCCACTTGATCCTGCATCTGCTTATGATGTACGCGATGCACGCAATGGTCAACCACACATGATCCTTCAAGTTCCTGAACCAACAGTCAATGTTGCAGCACCTAATGTGACGATTGAACCTGCGATGGTCATGCTTGATTCGCCACAGGTAAATGTTGAGGCACCGAATGTGACTGTTGATGCTCCAACTGTCAATGTCACAAACACAATTGAACGCACTCGTGTTCGCAAGAAGATCATCCGCGATAAGAACAACCTCATTGTTGAAGTGATTGAAGAGTTTGTTGAGGGGGATGAATAATGGCAACAGGTCTGAGTTCATATCTTGCAAACAAGTTTCTTGATGCAGTTGGCAACGCCACCGCCTATTCAGCCGCCAATGTGTTTGTAAAACTCCACATCGGCGATCCTGGCGCAAATGGCACAGGCAATCCTGCAACTGAAACCACTCGTCAGTCAGTATCATTTGGCGCAGCAACAGCTGGCGGATTGACTTCAGATGCAAATGTGTCATGGACAAACATTGCAGGTTCAGAGGATGCAACATTCTTCACCGCATGGGATAACGCGACAACAGGAAACTTCTTGTTCAGCGGTTCAATCACAGGCAACTCTTACACCGCAGGAGATACATTTACGATTCCAAGCGGTTCTCTGACAGTTTCTCTGACACTAGCGAGCTAACATGGCTCAGTTTGTCCTTGATACTTCTGAATTAGATGTTGATGTCTTAGGGCCGATCACATTTGCAACTGCAAATGCAACACTTGGTTCTTTGAGTGGAACCGCAACTGCTCGGATTGACAACATTGTTTCGGCAAGCGCACCTCTTGGTGGACTTCTAGCTCAAGCAAGTATTCCACAACCTGAAACTGCCGTTGTCGGATCGTTCGGAATGCCGAACTTTGTTCAACCTAACTTTGTTCTTCCGACACCTGAACCAAAGATTCCAAGCGTGATTCTTGCAGGTGCTTCTGCATCATTGGGTGTTGTGAGAATAAATGCAGTTTCGCAAATTGATTTTTCCGTACTCAATGACGATGCAGAAGTTCTGCTTCTCATTTAAGGATAAAAATGCCATATTTCATCTCAGATAGACAAAGCGATTGTGCAGGATGGGCAACTGTCAAAGAAGAATCTGATGGTTCTTATACGACAATCGGATGCCACGAGAACAAGCAAGATGCAATTGACCAAATGGTTGCAGTATCTATCTCAGAGAATATGGAACCGGGTGGAGAAATAAACACTCGCGCAGTTGATTTGAGCGTTCCTTCGTTCATTCGTGAAAATGCTCAACGAGGTCTCAAATACCTTGAAGAAGGTTTTGGGGGAGATGGTCTGACTGATGGCACTAAGCGTGAAGCACGCGAGATGGCAGCAGGAAGAATCACCGAAAACAAAGTTCGCAAGATGGCACCCTGGTTCGCTCGCCATCAAGTTGATGGACAAGCACCAAAAAACAGCGATCCTTCAGACTCACAGTATCCCGGCGCAGGTCTTGTTGCTTGGTTGTTGTGGGGTGGAGATTCCAACTTTTCTGACAGGGCGCAAAATTGGGCGCAACGCAAGATTGATGCGCTCGATGCCGAATCCGATTCAAGGAGCAAAATGAAAAAAATTGAACGCCGCACATTTACTGTGCGCGATGTTGAAGCACGCCAAACCGAAGATGGCACAATGCGCCTCACAGGTTATGCAGCCGTGTTTAATGATTCAAGCGTTCCCCTTCCCTTCAAGGAAAGCATCGCACCGGGAGCCTTTCGCAAGACTTTGATGGAAACACCAGATGTTCGATTACTCATCAACCACGAAGGATTGCCAGTCGCCCGGACTAAGAATGGCACCTTGACTCTTACTGAAGATGATCGCGGTCTGTATATGGATGCAGAGATTGCAGACACATCAATTGGGCGCGACCTTTACAAGTTAGTTGAGCGCGGAGATGTTGACCAAATGTCTTTTGCTTTCCGTGTGATTCGTCAGAAGTGGTCAGACGATAGAAGTCGCCGTGTTCTCACGGAAGTCAGCTTGGCTGATGGCGATGTCTCAGTCGTCACATATCCCGCATACCCAACAACAAGTGTTGAAGCACGCGAGGCATTGAGAAGCGCCATAGATGCAATCAAGGAAGGCCGTGAAGTAACCGGTGAATCTTTGATAGTCTTAAAAACAATTTTTGATGACTTGAGCGAAGGTCATGAATACATTATGAAAGCCGTTGAAATGATGGCAATGCTTACAGGCGCAGAAGGTGAAATTGAAACAGAGTCACGCGAAAATGTCGGCGATTTTGTTGAATGGGATTCAAGCGGTGGAACCGCTAAGGGGCGCATTGAGCGCATCTTGAAAGAAGGCACCCTCAACATTCCTGGCACAGACTTCACTATTGAAGCTGAAGAAGATGATGCTGCGGTTTTGATTCGTGTATATGAAGAATTCCGTGATGGCTATCGACCAACAGAAACTTTGGTTGGTCACAAAATGTCTGAACTTCGCTACATTGAAGCCTTGTCTGAACCAACTGAAGAAGAAGAAGGTCGCAAGATTTCATTGCGCCTTGCACAAGCAATCATCAACAACACAAAATAAGTTTCTGCTACAAAAGTAGCAGATCGAAGTCGGAGCGAGACTCACACCCTGAAAGCGCCGTGAGAAGCATCGCCACCACCTCACTTCCAAAATAACAAACTCACAAGGAGACCAAATGTCATATTTTGACAAAGTAGTTGAGCGCCGTGATGCAGTAAAGGCAGAAATGGATGCAGTTCTTGAGGCAGTAGCCGCAGAGAACCGCACCGACCTTACTGTTGAGGAAACCGAGAAGGTTGATGCTCTCGTAGAAGAGGCACGCTCACTAGATACAAAGATCGAAAAGCTAAAAACACAAGCAGATGCAGATGCGAAGGCATCTGAAGTTCGTGCATCAGTTGCAGCAGTTGCAACACCACGCGTTGGTGGAACAACAGTTACACGCGAAGTTCGCACATATTCAGAGCGTTCAGATTCTTCATTCTTCAAGGATGCTTACAATGCACAATTCAAGTCAGACTTCACAGCACAGGATCGTCTTGCTCGCCATATGCGCGAAGAAGAGATTGAGCGCCGCGATGTTGGAACACCACAGTTTGAAGGTCTTGTAATTCCGCAATATTTAATTGACCTTGCAGCTCCGCTGGCTCGTGCCGGCCGTCCATTTGCCGACTTCGCAACAAACAAGATGTCACTTCCAGCATCTGGAATGACCTTGAATATTTCCCGCATGACAACCGGAAGCTCAACAGCCGTACAGGTTACACAGAATGATGCAGTATCAGAGACAGATGTTGACGATACATTGCTAACTGTGAATGTCCGGACGATTGCCGGCCAGCAGGATTTATCTCGCCAGGCGATTGAGCGTGGAACAGGCATTGATGTTTTCGTTGCAGCAGACTTAATCAAGTCATGGCACACAACACTTGATTCACAGATTCTCAATGGTGCAGGCACAGCAGGCACAATGAAGGGTCTCCGCAACTCAGGCGGAAATGCAATCACATTCACATCAACAGCACCAACAGTTGGTCTTCTATATCCAAAGCTCGCAGATGCGATCCAACAGATTCAGACAAACTCATTCACAAACCCAACGCATTTCATCATGCATCCAAGGCGGCTAGCTTTCTTGCTGGCAGCCGTTGATAGCACAAACCGCCCACTAGTAGTGCCAGCGGCTAATGGCCCAATGAATGCTTCAGGTGTTGGAGCAGGTGCGTCTGTATATGGAAACTCCGGGTATCAGATGATGGGTCTTCCAATCATTACTGATGCAAATGTTGGAACCACATACGGAACAACAACAAATCAGGATGAAATCTATGTTGTCAACGCAGGTGAATCTCACCTTTGGGAACAACCAGGATCACCATTCACACTTCGTTACGATGCAACAGGTGCAGGTAGCCTGACAATCAAGACTGTTGTATATGGCTACGCAGCCTATACCGCAGAGCGTTATCCAACAGCGTGTTCAATCATCTCAGGTTCTGGATTGTCATCACCTAGCTTCTGAGATAACAGCACCAACCTTCTAATCTGAAGGTTCTTTAATAGTGTGAAGAGTGGGTAAGCCTCCCCCGACCTACCCACTCTTCACCTCTAAGATTCGGGGGAATCAAATGAAAACAGGTCACAAAGTAACAATCGGGTCTTGCGACCCAGGCATGGTCAATGGCGCTTTTGCGTTTAGACTGATTCAACTTTCAGGAGCAAGAAATTCAAGACTCGGCCCATTCGTGCGAGTCAAAGGTTCAGGTTTGTTATCAAAGCAACGCAATCGTGTTGTGAAACAATTTTTAGAAATGACCAACTCCGATTGGTTGTTGATGCTTGATAGCGATGAACAACTCTCAGTTGAAGCATTTGATGCTTTATGCGACACCGCCCATGACAAAGATCGCCCTGTTGTTGCAGGTTTAGTCTTTGCAGGTTTTGGTGTTCCAGGTAAGACCTATCCAAAACCTGTTCCTGCAATCTTTCAGGATTCACCACAAGGATTCTTGCCCTTGTATAAATATGACAAGAACTCAATTTTTGAAATAGATGCAGCAGGCACAGGTTGCTTAATGATTCACAGAAGCGTGTTGGAAAAGATGCGCGAAGTTGCAGACCCAAATCAAGGCAAAGATTGGTGTTGGTTTTGGGATGGGCCTGTCAATGGTGAGTGGATTGGTGAGGATTTACTTTTCTCACGCAGAATCAAATCACTTGGTTATCCAATCCATGTGAACACATCAGTAATACTTCCCCACCAAAAATCATTTTGGTTAGATGAAAGTCATCACGAAGCATGGAAAGACTAAAGAAACTTCTCCGCAAAAAGCCAAAAGAAACGGCAGTTGCGGAGCCACAATTAGAACGAGCAATCCTGCCGAAAGCAGAAAAGAGGATAAAGCGTGGCGATCACTAATGGGTATTCCACACTTGCCGAGTTAAAGGCAGCATTGACAATCAGCGATGCAACAGATGATTTAGCTCTTGAAGCAGCCATCAATGCAACAAGTCGAATGATTGATGACTATACAGGAAGATTCTTTTATCCTGACGGCACATCTCAAGCACCTGTTGCTCGTTACTACACCGCCCTTGATCCCTGGACAATGAATGTTGATGACATCGTGACAATCACACAGATTGCAACAGATGACAACTTCAATCAATTGTGGGATACAGTATGGGCAACAAGTGATTACATGGTTGAGCCGATCAACAATCCACGCAGAGGATGGCCGTTCACACGAATCCTTGCGATAGGTCGTTATGTGTGGCCTTACTACTTGCCACAAGCTTGCAAAATCACAGGTGTATGGGGTTGGAGCGCGGTTCCTTACGAGGTGCAATCTGCTTGCTTGATTCAATCTTCACGAATATTTGTGCGCCGACAATCACCATTTGGCATTGCAGGAACGCCTGAACTTGGAACTGTTCGCTTAACTTCACGCCTTGATCCTGATGTTGAAGCCTTACTTAGACCTTTCCGCAAGAACAATGGGTTGGCTAAGTAATGCCAATGCAACCAAGTCAAGTTCGAGATGGCCTCAAAACAAGATTGCAAACAATTACAGGTTTGCGTGCCTATGATTTGATTCCTGACACAGTAGTTCCGCCTTGTGCGGTAGTAGGACAATTAGATTTCACATTCGACATTGACAATGCTCGCGGTCTTGACCAAGCGCAAGTTGATGTTCTTGTGATTGTGCAACGCTTTTCAGAGCGTGCTGGACAAGACAAACTTGATGCATACCTTGCAGGTTCAGGCGCAAGTTCTATCAAAACAGCCATTGAAGGTGATCGCACTCTCGGGGGGACAGTAAATACTTTGCGAGTCACAGGTGCCGAAGCCGGTACTTATGATTCACAAGGAGTCACATTTCTTTCCTATCGTTACAGAATCACGATTTGGGGATAAGGAGAATCAAATGGCATACATCGTCATCTCAGATCGAGAGGTCTGTGGCAAGAAGAAAGGTGATTCAATCACCGACAAAGAACTTGTTGATGCAGGGGTA